GATCTATTATTTTATTTAATATATCCAATAGTACGTCGCCATGTACTAATGGTTGATTTGCTTCTTCTCCTCCGATATAAATGTTGTTTGGAGTATTTAATACAATTCCTTCTTGAGAATCTATAACAGCAATATCCGTTTTAGCTCGCAAAATAATTCTATCTGCTACTCCAACAAACTGAGACCCAATAAAATCACCATTATGAACAGTTAATTGTTTTGTTAGTTTTAATTTATCTAATTTTTGTGTACTAGTTAAATATAATGATGCTGCATCTTGTTCTGCATCTTCTACAACAAATTCTTTGCCTGATAAATTTTTACGACCGTTGGATAATACAATAATCGGATCACCAACATTAGTATTTCTTGGAGAAAACCATGGCGTTGATTTATAATAATGTCCCGTAGGATATATTGTATTAACGCTACTACCAAATCGAATACTATTACCAAATCGACCTTCAATTAAAAAATCTCCTTCATACGGTTGCAATGGAGATATTATTTGTTGTTCAAACGTTTTGCCTGGCAACGTATTGTCAATATCAGTTTGCAATGCCCCATCGGATAATCCCGGTAACATGTTGTGATTAATTGATGATTGAATATCAATTGAAGAAACATAATACCAAGCTTCGCGCCAAACATCGGTTGATGATTGTTGATTGAATGTTTTATAAATTAATACAAATTCTCCAACTAACGGAATTTGTTTCATGTTTATGTTTGATGGACGAACAACACGTATTTTGTCATTGAAATACGTACTGCATGAACGTACTTTCAATGCAAACAAATTATCGGCAGTGCTATCGGGCTGATCATTAGGAATATATCGATATGTATAATCATAATCAATGACTTCTGCAACATCCCATTCAATGTGTCTATGATTATAATTCATTCATATCCTTTTTAGTTTTATTCATTGAGTTTTCAATGCGTTGTTTTAATGCAACAGATTCTTGTTCAATTGAATCTAATTCATCAGATAATTCCGAAGACAATGTTTGTTCAGCAACGCGAAGCAATTGTTGTTTTTCTTCATCACTAAGTAATCCATCTGCTCCGGATATTGTTTGTTTGGTTGAAATATAGCGTTGTACTATTGCAGTTAATTTAACTAAATGATCATCATTTTTAACTGCAACATCTAAATATTCTTTAATTAAAGGCACAATAATAGTAGCATCAGACGCATTTTTAATCAATGGGTGAAGTTGTGCAATAAGTTGATTGATTTGTCGGTCTTTCTTTTTTGAATTATGATAAACATCAGACATTAGATCCGAAAACGTTGTTCCTTTAAATATTTCATCATTTTTATCCATACCCAAAACTTTTTAAATAAATATCAAAAAGGCAATTTTATAAAATTTAATCGTTCATATTCTAAAAATTTGTCTTCGTAAATTTGTTTAAGTGTTTTTATAACACGAGTAATATTTGTTGTTTCCAAACCGGTTCGTTCTCGTATAAGAACATACAATGCTTTTTTATTGAATTCTTCAATATTTTCTCTAGTTTCAAAAATATGTAATATTGAATCTGCTACATGTATATCTGTCGAATTTGAAAAAATATAATTTAAATTAGTATAACAATAATCAATGTATGCGTCCATAAATTCTTGCAATGTTTCTTGCATATCATCATTATGTATTTCCGTAACAACGTTTCGTTGTTCATCAATATTAATTTCCAATGTGTCGGATTTTATTCGTGCATAACCTTTTTGATTTTCCGCAATTAAATAGTTGAATGATGTCCTAGTATAATATGAATATGCTTTTCCAGCTTCTGGATTAAATTTATCTAATCGAGCCGTTAAATACGTAACTAAATCAGTTTGTAAATCTTGAAACGTTGAATCAATATAACTAGGTTTAACTTTATTTATAATGTTTTCGGTAAGTTTCATAAATGCTGGATATATAAATCTTCGATAAATTTTTTCTCGCGTTGAACTGTTATCGCTTTTATTGTAAGCAGCAATTGCTAAATCTGTTATTTTAGTAAAATATGATTTACTTTTCTTCGGTTTCGACATCAAATTGTTCTTTTAATTCTGTTATAACTTCTTTTAATAATTGAAATGTTGAACCAGCTTCATCTTCAGATTCAAATGCACCTAAACGATCAATTGATTGCATAGTTTCATATGATTTTTTTATGCGATCATACATGTATATATTATTCGATTCCAATATTTCAATATATTCTATATTCGAATCGCTTTGTTCTTGTATATCGCCTAATACGCCAGCAAGATACCACGCTCGATATCCTAAATATATGCTAATTCCTAGTAAAAGTATATTTGTTATGATTAAAAATATCATGTTATTCTCCGTTAAATGCTTTAAAAATATCCGTTATTGCTTGTTCTACATCCGGATTATTTTCTGCAAGATTTTTTAATGCTGCAGATTTTTGTATTTTATTTTTTTCAGAAACCGGTTTGGGTGATTCGTTATTTCGATTTCTCCAACGTTCGTATTCAATTTGTGCTGCCATGTGATCTGCATGATGCAAAATGATAGGAAGATTTGTTTTCAATTTAGCTTGTGCTGAGCGAGCAACAAAATACGGTTTATTTGCATCATCATACATTCCATCATGAATTTTAATTGCCTGATATTCCGTCCAAGACATTTTAACATCATATTCCTGCAGCAACCAAATTGAAAGATCTGGCACCATGGTAAACGGAATGTTTTCATTATGACGATACATTTTGTTTTGATTCTTGCGATGCCAATCTGATGTTTCTACTTGATAAACTTCGTTACCATCTCCTGGAAAACCTACTTTACCTAAATCGTGATGCATTGCTGCAAACAACAATTCTTCTTCAGTATAACCAGACATATCGGCACCACATACCATCCATGTATTATGCAAAGTTAATGCACAATCCATTACTCGAAGTACGTGATCTACATACCCCCCAGCAAATGCATTGTGATAATGTGCAACGGAAGATGCTGGCATCATTACCATACGGTCTTCAAATGCATCATACATTCGATTTAATGCATTTTTTCGAGTAGGAAAGAACTGATCAACTAAATTGCGATACCGTTCCCAGTTTGATTTGATTTTTTCTGCTTGTAACATAATTTATTATATTGATTTATTTTCGTATTTCCAATTGGTGCCCATTAACTAATTTAGACACACACTTATAGCATGTAACTGCGGTTGCATTTACATCTACTTTTTGACAAATTTCAATGCAATATTTGCATTGTAACTTTTTGAATCCTCGAGGAATCATACTACTTTTTGCGTTTCTTTTCACGTTCTTGATTAAATTTATTTCGATATGATAATATTTCTGTAGATGGGGCTTCTTGTTTTATTTGAAATCCATGTTTGTAAACTGGTTGATGTTTAATTTCAATGTCGGAAGCATGAGTTGGGGCTTTAACCCGCTCGGCTTGTCTCTCCTCGGTTGCTTCCGACCGCTCCGCCTGCAGAGATTGTTCATCCTGCGTAGGATTAATATCATTGATAGTATTTTGTGTGTTATGTTGTAAAATTCTATTAGCAGAAACTAACAATATGATAGCTAACGGATCAAATACTAAGATGAGCATGATAATCAACCAATTGACTACTGAATCCATAGATTTTCCGGTTATCTTTGCAATGTATTTTAATGGTCCTATTTCTGCTGCAACATCGGACGTTGTTTGCAGATCTGCAATTTTTAAATCTATCGCAGTTACCGAATCCGATAATGCCGATTCTCGCTTAGTTAATTCATGCAAACGCTGCACGGATATATCTAATTGTTTTTCATATGCTTTGCGATTAGCAGCATCAGTTTTTACAATTTGATTGCCGTTAATATCTACATAACGATTTTGATTGCTAGATAATGCTTGAGTTAGTTGTGTTACGTTTTTATCAACCGTTTGTTTTTCATGAGTTACTGCACCCAATTGTGTTTGAAATCTGTGTTGTTTGTTTTGTTGATTAGCAATATTGATTTCTAAATTTTGTAAACGATATGCCGTGTCTTGATATGATGATGCTAAAAATCCATATATGCCTAATGACGTAATCATCATTAAAATTACAATGGCACTTGTTAAATAAACTTTCATTGATTTGTTTATTTCAGACCAATAACGATGCAAATATGATGCAGTTACGAGTTTAGAAATTTCCAATATAGATGCAAGTATAATTACGGAAGTTGCTTGCGATGCAAACAATTTACTTAAACCAAATACACTGTAATATGCTGCACACGCAGCCAAACCGAATGCTGCTGCTAATACAAAATACGGAAATCGTTTTGCCATTATCCTCGGTCAATATAGTATTTTGCTGCTTCTAATTTTTTCATTGCACGAGCCAAATTGTCAAGTGCAGATGCTTTATCAAGTTTTCCTTCATTTAAAGCCTTAGCTGTTACGCGAATTGTTTCATGTGCATCTGCAATATCATCCGTAATTTTTGCTTTATAGCGATAATCTGCTTTCATAAATAACCTTTTTATATTATTAATATTATTTATATATAAATATACTATTCTAAAATTAATTGCGTATTTTTACAATATTCAACGTTTAAATTGAGCAATGCTAATTCTTTTGCCTTTGCCTCAACCATAACATCAAGATCAGCTACGCCGTACGTGTCTGGAAGCCGTGTAATATAATCAGCATGAGCCTGCTCTTTAATCTTGGTAAACTCTTTGTATTGTTTGTGAAAGGTAGGCCATTTGGGTAAATCAGCAATGTCAATGTTGTGATGAGCAAACATACGCTCAATAAGAATTTGTGCTTCGCGTCGTCGAGATTCACTGTAATGAGTGCATTGAGTAACACCATGACGCTGCCATGTCTCGCGAGACATAAAGAATGCTTCTTGTTCGGACAAGTCACCAGTATTGAAAGTGTGATGCCAATAGTCAAATGTAATGGGTATGTCAATCTCGGCATGCAACATTTCATACAACTCGCGCACCGAATACATGGATGCTTTATCATCATTCTCAATAACCAAACGCGCTTTGCAAGAATCTGATAAACGATCATAGTTATGCAACCATCGCATAATAGTACCAAGCTTATCATTGTAAGTAGCACCAACGTGAATATTGATCTTGTTCTCAAAGCTAGGTGCAAAGCCCATCATATCGAAGAGTTCAGAATGTCGTTCAAGACCAATAATAGAATTATCGACAACTACGGCATCGGGACTACCAAGAATATGAAATGGACCAGGATGTGTTGTAATGCGATGGCCATGTGCACGTGCATAATCACCTGCGGCACGAAGATGCTGTGCAATAAGATCAATGTCAGGTAAATCTTCAAGACGATAATGATTCCAACGTGGAAAAAGCTCGGAGCCTAACCGAAACAATCGTATACCATGTGCCTCATTCCATTGCAGAATAGCAAGTAAATCACGGGCATTGGCAAGTGCAATGTCAGCTGCAAGCCGTAAGCCACCAAGGCGGAACTTGCGATCAATCATTGCACGCCCGGTGCGAATGCCTTGAGATGATAATTGCATATTGATGCAACAATAACCGTAACGAATCATATATGTTTTATTTTATATTATGTAAACAAAATGTAAAATCCAAATTGTATTTTTTTTTATGTGATATTTATAGTAAAAAAGTAGTCATAATATGAGTTTAGAAAGAATTATAGCAGAAAATATGCTTCGATTTGGCGTAAAAAACTTAAACGATTTGAATATTAAAACTATACAAATTAAAGCATCACATAATATTTATTCGGATTATACATATATTAATGAATGGGGCAAATTAGTTGAATCAACTGATTTAAGATTAATATTAGAAAATCAACTTAACGAAGATCCAGATGACCCAGATCAAGGCGAATCAGGAGATAAGAGTTACACATCTAAACAATCTGGTCTTCGTAAGCTTACAAGTAGAGTACGAAGATCAATTCAACGAATACCATTAATGTCAAAATGGCAAGCATGGAATCAAAAAAGATGGATTAAAAGAAAAGGATTACCATCCAGAGCAGTTTTAGAAGAAGATGATACCGATGAAGTAAGAAAAACACCTGGATATAAAGAAGTTATAGATTTACTTTATAATAAACGTACTCGCGACGAAGGTTCTATATTATATTGGTATGGAACAGATGTTTTAGGCGGAGATGAAAACCCGGACGCTAAACAAAGAATGTCTACTGTAATTGCACGAATGAAAGAAATTAATGGCAAATCAATTGAAAGTACAGAACCAACCGCCCAAACTATTACATTAAATCTAAACGGATTCATTGCAAAATTAGAAGAAATGCAAAAACAAAATGTTTATCTAACTGGTGAAGATTTAATGACAATATTTGATACAGAAGCTTCTCCAGCGCTCAATGAATTGTTTAGTGCAGTTGCAACTGGAACTAATTCCGATGGTGACTATACTTATAACATATCATCGCCAGACATACTTGTTAACATAGCCGAAGAATATAATTCATCATTTGAACCATATCAACCCAATGCATTTTATGATGCTATGAAAATTGATTTAAAACGTTTAGAAAATTTTGCAACTAAATTAGTAATAGGAGCAGGAAATCAAGAAATAGGTACATTTGCGGTATCAATGCAACCAAAAGATAAACTTGCAATGATTCCTAGAATATTAGCAAAGCATAACGAAAATGTACAACAAAATCCAAAATTGACATGGCAAGATTATACTTCATTTTATATAAATCCAAATGCTGCAACAATTAAAGCTAATTTAGTAAAAATTATAACAAAAACTGCAAATGGGGATGAACAAGAAGCATTTGCATCTTATTATTCATATCCGGATAATCCAAATGATCCTGCATCTAAAGATGTCATATATGGTAATCAAGATGATTCAACGACCTGGGAAAACACATCAGAGTTTGAAGCCGACATGAAACGAAAAATTGATGCAATTGTTGCTAACGGAGGCGAAATTTATCGAATAGAATATAATGCAGGTGCTAGATCTAGTACAGTTGGTACTCTTAAATATGGAGCTAATGCGGCTGATTCAAAAGCAAAAACCCAAGGAAATGTGCAACTATGTATTGATCGAGCAACAGGTATTACCAATGGCATGAAACCAATTATTGATAAATTATTACCAAATTTAACAGATGGTGCAAAAGTAATGCAAAAACCAAATTTACATCCCAATCGTGGACCAGGTTGGTACACCTACAATCTTGAAGGATCGCCAGATGCCAACGGCAAAACATGGGGTAAAGGATATGGACCAATATATACAAAACTAATTGCAGCAAAAGGTGGCTATGATCGAGCCAAAACAGGTTATGGCGGAAAATATGTATTAAAACCGCAGATGTTTTACATATGTCGTAACAATAACGATGCATATGAAGAATTAAAACAGTTTTATGAAAATGTAAAAAACAATCTTAACTTAGTAGTTCCGTCTCAAGCAGATATTGAAGCAGAATATCAAGCAACATTTGGACCACATCGAGGTACGTATGCCGGATATGTATTATTTTATACAATGAAACCAAATACTACACCAACGCCGCCAGAAGAAGAAATTGATGCTAAAATTGAAACCGTAGGTACGTGGTCATTTAGTTTAGATTATAGCGTAATAACTTGGGGTGATTTTTCAAATAACGTTAAATCTAGATGGAAACGTTTTACGCGAAAAATTAAAAAGTTTAAAATACCAAAATTAGGTTTGTTGTCTGGTGGGGGAGTTGTAGAAAATTTAGTACATACATGTGATGCATATAATTAATAGTTAACATAACATGAAGAAGGTTGCAATGCAACCTTTTTTACTATTCAAAAAATCTTACCAATCCTATTAATTTTTTACTAAAAAATGGAGTTCCATAATAATATTTGCATTGATTGCAAGATATCATATATTTTTTATCTGGATTCAATATGGCAAGTTTATGGCTAGGTGAATTTATCCATTTATTATAAAGTTCTTCGGCAATGTATTTATTAATGTCTGCAGATCGTTTAAAATCAAATATAATAGCAGCTGCAATTTCATAAGCTTCGCCATTATGTCCCATTTTTTTTGTTGCTAATAAATAGTTTGCCCAATTATTACATTTTATATAAGCAGAATCATTGACATACAATGATAATGTGGTTAATTTTTGTGATTTGCGTAGTTTATTAAATTTAATTAAAAGATAGTATTCAATTGAATCGGTATTAATCAATTTATTAAATTTTGCACTGTCCAGTTTCCATTGTGTTAAATAACTATCAGTTAATGGAAATGAATCTGTTTTATATCCATTGGTATATTTTTGATAATTAAACTGTTGAGCAAAATAATTGAATGATATAACAACAAATAAAATTAAAATTGATTTCATAATATTATTTTTAATTAAAAATTAATTACATTCCAATAAATACAGCATATCCGACAATTTCAGGGCCATCAACATAATATGATAATCCTAATCCAGCGTTTTTTACCCAAGAGCATAAATTTTTTGCATGTGGCGTTGATCGAAGCCATGCATGGATAATATATTTTTTGAAATTGTGATATTCGGGACGAAAAACAATGTTTATGCGAAACATGCATATATTTTCTGTAAGTTTATAATTACTATGCATATAAATTTTATTCTTACACATAAAATCGGCATGTTGTTGC